AAAGATGGCGTAAGTGCCATTGCATCAGCGTCAAGTGTTAGCTCAACAGGCACGTTAATCCGACAAGGCGCATCAGCAATACCTGGCGCATCGAGCGTTTCAGTATCTGGCCTTTCAGTGTTGGTCGGGGCCACAACAATTGCATCAGCTTCTAGCGTGGCGGCGGCAGGTCTTAAAGTAAAGGACGGGGCCTCTACCATAGCTGGCGTATCGGCTGTAACGGCTGCAGGCGTCATGGTGGTGTCTGGTGCTGCTTTACTGTCTGCACAAAGCCAGCTTACCCCGGTAGCCTTTATAACGGCGTCCGGTCTAGTAGTGATGGGTCCGTTCTCAACAGTTTCTGTTAGCGGCTCGATCCTTTGGATTGATAACGCGGTAGACGATAACACCTGGTCAGATATAAACCTGACAACAAATACTTGGACCGATGCGTCCAGCAACGATAATTTATGGGAGGCCGCTTAAATGGCTGATACAACGACTACAACATATTCATTAGTTAAGCCTGAAGTTGGCGCGTCCGAAGACTCTTGGGGAACCAAGATCAACACGAATCTGGACAATATTGACAATTTGTTAGACGGGACTACGGCTGTTGCCAATATGGACCTCAACACCCCAGATATTGATGGCGGTACGGTTGACGGCATAACGTCACTTAGCACAAGCACATCAGGCACTAGCAACTTTATTGCAGGTGTCAACGCAGGCAACTCGATCGCAAGCGGCGGTAATTATAATGTGGTCGTGGGCGATGAGGCAGGTACGGCTTTGACTACCGGTGATGAGAATACGTTTATCGGATACACATCAGGTGACGCTACTACAATTGCCACTGGAAATACTGTTGTTGGTTTTAGTGCGTTAACAACCAACGTATTAGGAAGCAGAAGCGTAGCAATAGGTAGAGCCGCTTTGCAGGTTCAAAACCCTGCTAGTGCTGTTAATATGTACAATACAGCGGTTGGTTTCGGAACAGGTGAATCAGTAACCACTGGCATTCAAAACAGTCTCATGGGTGGCCTTGCCGGTGATGCGGTCACTACTGGTTCTTACAATGTAATCATGGGAACCAACGCGGGTGGTGGTGTTACCACCGGCTCTCAAAATATAATCATTGGTCAAGGCACTGGAACGGCTGCTTTGACAGGAGGCACAAATACTATTGTTGGGGATAGTGCAGGTGCTGCAATGACTTCCGGAAATCAAAATGTTTTCGTTGGAGCTTTATCTGGTGCTTCAATAGTTACCGGGCCAGCAAACACGGCTGTTGGTTTTGAAAGTTTAACGGCTGAGACACAAGGCACTAATTGTGTCGCTATTGGGCATCACGCTTTATCAACACAAAACTTTACTTCGTCTACGAGTGTTTACAATACAGCAGTCGGATCACAAGCAGGTCTATCAGTCACAACCGGCAGATTTAACACATTTGTAGGCGCTCTTTCAGGGGACGCTACTGATAATGGTGCTTACAATACTTCTCTAGGCTATGGCTCTTTATCTGCAAACTGTGGGGATAAAAACACTGCAACGGGTGCTGAAGTTTTATCAAAATGTACAGGAATAGGAAACACCTGCATGGGGTATGCGGCAGGTTTTGAAGTGACAAGTGGTGGCAACAACATGTTTCTGGGTGAGGATGCAGGACGCGCAGGCAGTCCCGGAGGTGCAATTACTACAGGCAGTAACGCAATTGTTTTAGGCGATGAAAACATTGGTGACGCTCATATCCAAGTAGATTGGACAGTGGCTTCAGATGCGCGTGACAAGACAGACTTCACAGCCTTAGACCTTGGCTTAGACTTTGTTAAGGCTCTAGCACCTGTAACCTACAAGTGGGACAAGCGTAGCAAGTATGGCGACAAGAATGCTGATGATTATGACATCAATGATTACACTCCAGACGGCACTCACAAAGAAGATTGGTTGGACATTGGTTTTAAAGCTCAAGAAGTAGAAGCACTAGAAATAGCGGCAGGATACAACAAGAGCAATAAGACTAACTTAGTTTCTAATCACACAGGTGATGGCAAGCAGATGGGTCTTCAGTACAGCAAGTTTGTACCAATACTAGTAAAAGCTATGCAAGAACAAAACGCTTTAATTGAAGCACTCACCGCACGAATCGTAACTCTAGAAGGATAATAGTCATGGCAAGAACAACAGAAGACAAAGCACAAGACTACTCAGCAATGGGCGACAGCGTAGATTTAATCACAGACGTTATCGCAGGCAACTGTATGGCTGATGAAATAGCAGCAGACCGCCAAGGCTATGTTGATCGTAACACTCAGCACCTTGAGTTGATGGTAGCTAAAGAAGATTGGGGCAGTGAGTCAATGACTGCAACTAACGCAGCTATTTCAGCAGGCAACGGCTACACCGCATCGTGAGGATAGGTCATGGCTAGAATATCATACGGGAAAACTGCGGCTACAAAAACGCGAACAAAGGCGAAACCTGCTTTGCCTAAACGCAACGCTAGAGCGACAGCTAACAAGAAAAGGTCGAGGTAAATGAAAGGCGTTAAGCACTACAAAAAAGATGGCACTGAGCATAAAGGCACTAGCCACAAAATGTCTGATGGCACACTGCACAGTAACAAGTCGCACACGAAAACAAGCGTAAAGTTATTTCATTTAAAAGATTTATCTAGTAAAGCCAAGCTAAAAGCCAAAAAGTAATGTTGCTCGTATTTGTTCTTGTCGTGTCTGTAAATGGTGAGATTGATAAAACGCAAAGTTATTGGAAAGACCTCACGCGCTGCCGATATTTCGCGCAACAGTTAACCTGGCAGTCTTCAAACATTCGGTATGGAAATCCTGTAAGAGCATGGTGCAAGCCAGCTTACGTTGACCCCAAACGGGTACAAATTCACACCTAGTTCATAACCTGCTGGTTAACCCGGCGGCTCAAGGAAAACATTATGGCGCTTATCGCCCTTGAACTCCCGGCGGGTATTTACAACCACGGGACGGATTTAGACTCGTCTGGCCGTTGGATTGATGGCAACTTTATCAGATGGCAAAATGGCTCTGTTCGCCCCATTGGTGGATGGACAACACGTAAGGCGAGTGCAACGGCCTCAGTTCCTAGGGGAGCAGTCGCTTGGACAGATCACTCTGACGATGCCCACATTGCCGTTGGAACGCACAACAAACTGTACGCGATCAATCAAGGCTCAACAGTCAGTGACATTACGCCGACCAGTTTTACAGCAGGCGCTGTTAACGGCAATGTTAACTATGGCTTTGGCGGTCAAACTTACGGTAATACAGGCTATGGAACATCACGCGATGGCGAGTTACCTGCGGCTGTAACCACTTGGTCGCTCGATAACTTTGGTCAGTATTTGGTCGCTTGCTCGTCAGCGGATGGCAAGATATACCAGTGGCAGCTAAACGGTTCAACAGTGGCTGCTGTTTTAAGTAATGCGCCTACGGGCAATAAAGCAATGATGGTGACTGACGAGCGTTTTGTTTTTGCTCTAGCGTCAGGGGGTAACCCACAAAAGGTTGCCTGGTCGGATCGAGAGAACAACAACCTATGGGCTGCAGCGACAACGAATCAAGCGGGTGACATTGAACTGCAAACCACGGGCGAAATCATGTGCGGCATCCGGGTAAAGGGGTCTGCGCTAATACTAACCAATTTAGATGCTCACTCAGCTACTTACGCAGGGCCACCCTTTGTTTACTCGTTTAGTCGGGTTGGTACATCGTGCGGGATCATCTCTCGCCAGGCAGCTATCGCTGTTGATGAGGGCGCATTTTGGATGGGTACGGGAGGGTTCTTTCAGTACAACGGAAGCTCCGTACAAGAAATGCCATG